ATGAAGATTACAAAAGCTGAATCTTTAAACGCTTATTTTAACTCTACGTCAAAAAGAAAATAAAAGAACAAAAAAACCAAAAATATAGTTTACTAACATAACCATTAAAACACAAAAAAACAAAAAATTAATATGAAAAAAGAATTAAAATTAAATAAATTGGATTTCACTGTAAAGGAAGAAATGTTTGCATTAAACGTTGACGCTTCGGCCATCTACCAGACAAATGCCGTGGAAATGTATCGTGCTGCAATGATTGGTGAAAATTCAGTTCGTGGTCTTTTCAAGCAAGTACTTGGAGTTAAAGACAGAGTTAAATTGGGTACTGCATTGTTCGGTAATGTTATCAAGCCTGGTGCTTGTACATTCGACCCAAGTGATTCAACAATTTCTCAAAAGACCTTTGAGGTTTGTCCAATAATGGTTGGTACATCCATATGTGTCGATTCGCTAGAGGTCTCATTTGTCTCTGACCAAATAGCAGCTGGTTCAAACTCATTCAGTGAGCCTCAACCATTTATGACTTATTTCTACGAAACTCTTGCAGAAACAGTTGCAGAACAACTAGCTATCTTGTCTTTCCAAGGTGATACATCATTAACTGGTGATACATACTTGAATGCTTGCGATGGTTTAGAACTTAAATTAGCTGCTGATACAGGTGTTACAAAACCAGCATCAGCTTCTGTTATCACTTCAGCAAACGTAATCGCTAAAATGATTGAAGCTCGTAACTTGTCAAAGAAAGCTGTAAAAGCTAAGAAAGACTTTGTTTACATCGTTTCTTCTAACGTTTACGAAGCGTTGATGGATGCAGTTTCTGACAACAAAAACTCAGGACTTTATTACATCGAAGGTTACGATTTGACTTTCCAAGGTGTTAAAGTTATTCGTGCAAACGAAGCTTCTGATAACGTTATCATCGCAACTTACTTAAGCAACGTGCTTAACATAAGTGACTTAGAAGGTGATATTTCTGGATTCAACATAGTTGATTTTATGAAGACTACACTTGACCGTAAATTGGGTGTAAGAACAGACGCTAAGGTATCTTGGGACTTTTTGGTTGCTGGTGATATCTATTTCCACGGAGTTTAATTTCCAATAATAATTAATAATTAAAAAGCTGCTACATGCGTAGCGGCTTTTTTAATAAAATAAAAATAAGCAAAAAAAAATATATATAATATGGCAACTTGTAATTTCGGCCTTCAAGCACTTGAACTTGGGTGTTCAAACAACTCTGGGGGTATCATCACAATAGCGTTAGCGTCATTTCACGCGGTATCAGGTTACACTGGAACTTTGGATGAACTAGCTGCATTTGACTTCATTTCTGAAATTCAGGTTTCAGGAGCAACAGGTACTACTCCATTCTTGGTTTGGGAATTCGCAAAAAATGGTGCGAACTTTACTGAGGTAAAAACGGGTACTATCGAAAATGGAGCTATCAATTATTTAACAACTTTATCGTTGAAGGTACCTCGTAGAGACAAAGCGAAACGTAACTCATTGGCTGTGGCTGGTGCAGCGTATCGTAATTTGTTAGTCTTGGTGAAAGATGGTAATTCTGAATGGAACCTTATGGGTATCACTCGCGGAGCCAATCTAACAGCATCTAGCTCTAGCTCTGGTGTCATCGGTGATGACGGAACTAGTTATGACATTGTTATTACAGCTAACGAGCCAAACCAAATGCCTTTCATTCTTAATTCGGCTGCAAATGATGTAATCACACCTCTTTAAAATTTCCCTTTAATTATAGATTAAGCCTCCTTGCGAGGCTTTTTCTTTTTAAAGTAATAGCTAGGAACAATGATAAAAATAAAATAGTTTATATACATATGATAGTCCTTAATAAAAATCAATCGAACACAATCATTCTTGAGTTAAATAGCTTTAGTACTTTGATTGAACCTTATTATTTATTCGAATTCGTTTCTGGAATTTATTCTAATTCAGTAACTTATTTTACAGCTGAAGATGAGTCAGGATATAAGTGTCGATATAATAGATTCGATATAATCGAGAACGACATATCAATACCTCTATCAGGTCAAGTATCATTGAGGACTGGGCAATATGTGGTAAACATTTATGAAGCAACAGCATCAACAATAAGTGTGTCAGCGACTACTGGCCGCATAATACAAACAGTAAAGGCTCAAGTAAACGGAGTTGATAACATTCAAAATGCATTAAAATAAACAAAAATGGGAATATTAAATTTTTTTCAAAAAACAAAAGTACAAGAACAACCTGTAGTTATTCCTGGTCCAGAACCAAAGACTGGTAGAATGGTACAAGCTTTTTCAATGTATAATAATGATATCGGACATCGTGGTTTCACTGATGTTGTAAGGACCTCTAGAGGGTTTTTAGATTCTCCTGATGGCCTATATGGTAACTTCTTAAACGGTCTTTATTCAGCAAGTCCTATCCACTCAGCAATCATCAATTTAAAAACAATGTTGACTGCTGGAAATGGATATAGTATCAATGGGTCGGACATGTTTAACATGTCCGAAAAAATACAACTGAATCAATTAACTAATCAATTCGATAACTTAATTAATAATGGATTGGTTTTGGATTATTTTATACACAATAGAGTGGCTATTTTGGTAACTTGGAATTCGGATAATACCAAAATAATTAAATTAAAAAGATTGAATCCAGCTTCTGTAAACATCAATCATATCGATAACCAAATGGAAGCTGTTGATTATTTATATTGCTGGAATTGGGCCTTGTATTCAACGAAATTACCATACATAAAATATGCTAAATTCGACCAAGCAGATAAAGAAAATAAGAATCAAATACTAATGGTTCAGTTCCCTTCAGTTGAACAATCGCTATATTCGCGCCCAACTTATAAAGGTGCTATCAAATCAATCTTACTTGATAGAGAGTCAGACACGTATCAACTTGCATACCTTAAAAATGCGGTTAGTCCTTCTGTTGTTATATCGTTTCCTTTTGACCTAGATGAAGAAGAAAAAGATATATTAATTTCTGGCCTTCGTGATGATTTTTCTGATACAGAAAATGCTGGTAAAGTATTCACAACATTCAGCAAGACAAGAGATGTATTGCCATCAATTACTCAATTATCTCCTATCGATGTTTCGTCTGGGTTTATTGATTTAATGGATGCAACCACAAGAAAAATATGTTTAGGTCACGGAATCGACCCTCAGTTGATAGGATTAAAAACAGCAGGTTCATTAGGTAATTCAGATTTTATTTATCAATTTAATTTAATGAATCAATTGAATATTCAACCTTCACAATTATCCTTGCAAACAATAATGAACGACTTTCTTCTAATAAACGGGTTAACATGTACTCTCGAATTTGCTGACGCAGACGTTAACCAATTGAATCCAAGTGTTGCTTCTACTGTTGTTGCACCTAGTGCTAGTGCTGCTGTTACTACTGAACAATTATCAGGAGATGAATCTACTGAGATAGTTGTTAATGATACCATTCGTGGAATGTCAGGACGTGAGCACCAAGGTATGATGCGTATAATGAGGCAATATTCAAACGGTAAACTAACCTATACTCAAGCGAAAGTTTTGCTTGCCAGTGGTCTAGGATTAACCGATAATCAAATTAACCAAATACTACAAAAATAATGGAAACAATCTTATTAATTGGCGAACTTTATATTCGCGAGAATTCAGTTTTAAACGGTAATGTTGATGTATCGGAAATTAAAAAATCAGCTTATTATATGCAAGATTTAACTATTCAACCTATCCTTGGTAAAACATTTTACCACGAAATAATGAATGCGTATAGTGCTGCAACAGCGAATATAACACCATTAACACCAGACCAAGAAGAGTTGATTAATTTAATCAAACCAGCTTTGGTTCATCACGCAACTGCTGAGGTGACTTTCTTCTTATCGTTGAATGTAAAGAACAAAGGAGTATCAACGCAGAATGGAGATAGCTCTAATTCGGTTAGTGAAAATACTATGTTTACGGTTGTAAAACAAATAACAAAAAGAGCAGAATTTTATGAAGAAAGACTTCGTAATTGGTTATGCGATAATGCAAGTAAATTCCCGACTTATAAGTCCACGGAAAATCAAAATACGGACCTACGACCT